GCGCCGGTGTGGGCATGTGCTCCAAGGTCATGATTATGGTCGGAGCGGCTGGCTGAATCCGCTGTTCCGGCTTGCCCGGACGTAGAACTTGAAACCGCCCCGGGTTCCGTGCCATAGGCTACGACGAAATCCAGCGTATTGTCAGTGTCTTGATACGTTACTGCGATGCCGGTCTCAGTATTGCCTGTCACCATCCATCCGACGAGGTCCGCAGTCGCTTCAACCGCTATGTCTGACAGCGTGGACTCTATGTCGGAGAAGTTCTCATCACAAGTATCGGCGAGAGCCTGTAGCCGTTTGTTTCCGCGCTGTGTGACTGCGCCCTTGGTGATGTTCCCGATCAGTTTCTTTGTGTAAGCCATTGTTATGCGCTCCTATGTGTTCACGGCCTGGGCCGGTTTATTCGTCGTATTTTTTCATTCGCTCTTTGAGCTTGTCCGTAATCGCCTTGATGAAATCCTTTACCTCAATGAACTTGGCCTTCAGAATCATGATCTTGGTGCCGAATATCCGGTCCACGTCCCCGAGCACCTGAATCTGCGTCTTGCCGCCCGAGATCAGAACGGTTTCGTTCTCCGGGTCCATCACAATCGAACAGCCTACCGAGCCATCTTTCTTGTGGGCCTTCAATACGAGCTTGTTCCGCCCCTGGTCTGTGGCCTGGGTCCATAACCCGTTACCCATGAGGTCTGCCCACTTGTAATAGCCGGACCCGCCTTCAATAACTTCTGATGGTTTTGGAGCTGTCCCGGCCGCCACGTTCTTTGTTCCACGTCGCTGTCCTTTTCGGGGCTTGCTTTCCTGGTCGGGTGATTCCTGCTCGTCCTCTTCCTTGCCCGGCTCGTGCGCCACAAAGCCTGCGCCTGTCCATGTGAGCAGCGCCAGGAGCTCCGACTTGCCGTTGTCATCCATCAGCAGGGTGTGGCCTGCCTCGGACTTTCGGATCCTGCAGCGTGTGATCTTGCGGCCGTCGTTGTAGCTCTTCGGTTCCGCCGGCATGAGTTGCTCTGCGCCATCGGCAGCGGGAGGGCCGGGGATCGTGAACATCACCTTCGGGCTGCCGCAGACGAACCCTACCAAACACGCTGATCCAGCCTGCATTGGCCACCAATCCCCCTCGTCTCCGTCCTTCATTACTGATCCGACGGGGTTAGCGCATTGCTCCACCCAGCAGGTCCAATTCTTCTGTCCCGTACCCAGGAGTCCGGCGCACTCGATCTGGACGCGTCCGCGCCCTTCCGGATCCGCGACGCATTTCACCACTGCGGGATGCAAACTCATAAACTGCTGCATCAGGTGTGGCGATGGATAGAATTCGCTCGGTGGTCCGTCTAACATTGTTCCCCTGTCTACTGCCCAGACGAAGGCGCGCCTGTCGCGGTCGAACCGCCTTGGCCGGAAGATGCGCCGGAATCCTCTGTGCTTATAGGCTTGAGTCTATCTCTCAGGTCGTGGCTTTCGCCCTTGGATTTCCCCCCCTGTCCGCCTTCGCCGCCGCCCCTGCTGGATTGCGGCGCTTCGATGTACTCGAAGTCCATCCAGAACGCGTCCTGACCATATATGAATGTCGCTTGAGGCATCCCGAACGACTGGCGTGGCCCTAGATAGACTTCGCCCTGTTGCCATATATTTGCTCGCATGATCACTGGCGCCGAACCACCAACTCCACCCGATCCGGTTCCCCCGCGCTCCATGTCGAGCGTGGTTATCATGCCCTTATTCTCCCACTCCGTCTCGACGGTCTTCACGTAATACGTTCCCGACGCCTTGCCTTTGACTCCCGCTATGCCCACGTTGCCGCATGCCCTGATAGTAGGGAACCCTCGCAACACCAGCTTCGCCTTGATGGGGGCCTGGCTCTGGCGGCCACTATGGTTCCCGCCTCTGTTCTTGTCTCTGCCTTTGCCCTTCTTCTCTCCCCATCCCTCTGCGCTACTGAACGTATAGCCGGCGTCCCTTTGAGCCTCCTGCCCCTCGATGGTAGACGAAGACTCCGTCCCGTACGGACTTGCAGGAGATGTCCCCGATCCGCTACTGGACGCGGACGAACCCGGCCCCTGCGCATTCCCCAGTCTGTAAGCAGCTGCCCGGTCGCTCTCATTCATGAGTGCGCCCTTGCATCCGTCGCTGACGCTGTCCGAGTTGCCGGACATGCTCAACCCGCGGCTCTGGAGTAGATCCTTGATTAATTCCCTGTCCGATTTCTTGCCGTGATTACCCTTATTGTTGCCTCCGGACATTTTCTGTGTGTCGTCGCGTCCGGTCACTGTGACGGTCATGTGGTCGCTCGAAGAATACTTCTCTTTAACCTGCGCGACAGGGAGGTGCGCCGTAGGGCTGAAGTTCATCCCATATCCGAACCGCAGTGTCATCGGCATGCCGTAGCCGAACACGCCGCTGAGTATCTGGTTGGGGTTGGCTAGAGTCACGTCGATCTGCGACTGGTTCTGCTCATCCTCTTTCAGCTTCCACCCCTTCAGTAGCGCGCCGTTCCCGTCCCATGACGTGAAACTCATGGGGCCTATGGTGATGATCCAACTCGGATCTCCCTGATAGGTGAAGTTTGCGACTAGCGCCTGAGCGTAGGACAGGTTCATCCGACCCACCTCGTCAGTGTGATCCCTATGATCGCTTGCGAAGGTAGCAATGTATTCCGGAAGGTCCCGCCTGTGCCAATAGCGAAGTTCGGGTTCAGGCCGGTAATCACCCATGTGTAGCGGGGCCAACTCCCGAGTATGAACACTACTCGCGGCGGCCTTGCCGCGCCAAACCCGAAGGAAATTGCGCTGGTCAGCGAGACCAGGGATAGCCACGCTGCCATGACGGCAACGCCTCCGTCAGATTCCGTATGGAATGTCAGGTCGAAAGGCATTGCGCTCATCCCGCCACCCTGATACTGCAGGTAGGGTAATTCGCGTCCGGCAACAGACAGCGCGGCATATTGCGGGGCGATAGTCGGCCCTCGCAACACATCCGGGTTGTACTGAAACAGCACCGGAGCGCCTATGCTATCTATCGGCAGAATCATGCCCTTTACCACCCGCTCCACTCGGCCTACCTCCCCATAAATCCGTCCAGGGCGTTCTGGCGGGAACGATCCCGTTCGGACGACATCTCTTCCTTGATCTCGCTCTTGACTCTGGCGCTTAGCGCTCCGGCCAGCTTTTCCTCATCAGCTATGATTTCGATCTTGTTCTCGACTTTGGTGTTTGGCTGCACGACCACCTGGCTAGGCTGATTCATATAGCTGTTCATTTCGTGCCCGCCACCGTGCATGTCTATCCCGCGACCTTGAGCCTGGTCTTCCACTATCGATTGCAGGGGTTTCACCGAACCGCCAGCAAGCCCCCCGTATAACGCCCCGGCCGCCATGCCAGCAGGCCCAAACGGGATTCCAAGAAGCGCGCCTACTCCGGCGCCTAGCGCTGTCAGGCCCCATGAGCTTCCTGCTATCTGTCGCGCGCCGTAAGCGCCAGCAGCGGCCCCCGGCGCACCGGCAATCTTATAACCCGCGCCAGCCCCCACTGCTGTGGCCGCGTTATCGACCATGCCCTGTGTCGCCGGATATTTTGGCTTCTCTTTTTCTTCTTTGGGAAGAAGGCCGTGAATATATGACACGATCTCTGCGAACTTCTGAGCTGCCGTAGCGAATGTGGATATAGCGCCACCAAACTTTTCGCCTATGCTTTCGCCTGCCTTATCCCATCCCTGGGACTGCATCCCCCCGAGCTGGCCTTTTGACCAGTCAGAAAAGGATTTATCAGATCCAAGCAAGCCTTTGGACAGACCCCCGAAAAGCCCCGTGGTGAAACCGCTTATGTTCTTCTGAATATCCCCGGTTGCATCTTTGCCAATAATGGATCTGAGTTCTTCGAGAGACGTCTTCCATTGCTCCATTATCTTGATGAGGGGCTCTTCAAACATTTTTTTAAAATCGCCAGACAGGTCTTCGGCTTGCTGTTTGACCAGACCCCACTTATCCCAGATCCCCTTCATTCCCTGGTTCTCAGCGTAGCTTATGGCTTGTTGTCCGCCAACCTGTATGGACTTCTTTGTTTGATCGATCATGCCCGAGCGGTATCCATCAAGAAGCCTGAGGAACCCATTCACATTCTCTCGGCCAACAATGTCCCCCAGCTTGCCCATCCAGTCGCCCCCTTCTGCCTTGAGGCGATCCACTAATTGGCCGACCGTATTCATGTATTTAGGGATATTCTTTTCCTGAGTGAGAATACGCCCTGCCTCGGCCTGTTCTTTCTCTCCGAAGTATTCCTTGTGCGCCTTCAGGGTCTTCAGCATTTCCTGGGCTTGCTCATTCCCTTGGAAGTTCGCTGCAAATTTCAGGTCCTCCATTGTCTTCCACGGACTCTTGCCCATAAATCGTTGACGGAAATTCGCTTCCGTGACCTCGGCCGCCAGCTTTCCGTAAACTTCACCGGCTTGCGTCCATGTATTTCGAATGGATGTGGCGGCTTTTTCGGCGGAACCCATGCTTGGGATCATGTAGGCCAATTCCGACACCATGTCGTCGAGCGATCGGCCCATCTGAAGGTAGGTAGGAGATACGGCGGTCGCTGCCTGCGTTATTTCATTCGCATTGACCTTTGTCGTAGTTGACGCCGCATGGATGCGGCCCAGAAGATCCGATACGAAAGTAGCCTGTTTATCGGCAGGCAAGAATTGACCGAACGATGCATCCATCTGTTTGATGAACTGGGCAGATTCCTCCTGGCTCATACGTAGCAACTTCTGGTAATGTGGCATCATGGCTGCAACGCCGATACGCTGATCGAGTGGCTTGTTAGCAAAAGCTGAATCGATTTCACGAACTGATTTCCAGTAGTCCTGTTTGTCAGAAATCATCTTTTTTCGATTGGCATTGAGCTGCTTTTCATACGCCGCCATGGTGGTTTCATCCATTCCTGAGGCTCTCAAAAAGCTTTTTGCGTCGCTGACATCTTTGGATCCCAGCGCCCAATCGAACCCGGCTCCCATTCCTTTGGCGGTCAGCACGGCTGCCATGGCGGTCTTGGCCATGGTCATCGATCGCTGGATACTCTGCGCCGTGGCCTGTGCAGCCTTGGCCATCTGGCCGAAGTGCTTGTCTACGTTGTTAGGCGTGCGGTCCATAGAACGGGACAATTGCTCGAACGAGTTCTGGACAGTCTTCATGGCCCCGGCGAACGCATCCGCCCCGGTCATCTTGAAATTTACACCTACATCCTTAAGCACTAGCGTCTAACCTTTCCAGCTTCCTCGATAGCTTTCTTTTCCCGTTCCTTCTCCTGTCGCAACCACTCCAGGAACTCCCGCCTCTCCGAGCAGGGCCATCGCATAACATCGCCGTAATGTTGGCGGGCATAGTAGCTTATGATCCTCGCCTCGGTGGCCGGGTCACCGATGGGGTATAGTGGACCGTAGTTCACATGCCCCATGATCACTCCTAACGAGCCCAGGCGGTAGGCCCAGGCAAGCCCGGCATCAAAAAAGAAGGGTCCGTTAGTAGGTCGTAATTAATAGCCTTGTTGCAATCGGACTCTTCGTGGATGAGGTACATCATGGTGTTGTAGCCGCAATCGTGCTCCTGCACCGATTCGCGCAGCGTCCTGTGTATTTCCGAATCCCATCCCAGCACCGTAGAGAACGGGACGCTCGTATTGCCATTCAGAGCCTTGATGTGGCGATGCAGCGTATACAGCAACCCCTTCTTCTTGCGCAGCCACAACTCATCGTGGCCTGTGATGTATCCGAGTGTTACGGTAGTGTCGATCTCCGGTATCTCGATATCCCATTCGGTGTGCCCCACGCCCAGGTCGTCCGGCATATCTCGATAGTCGTCGTCCAGGTCGTCCAATTTGGCCGTGAGCCGCAGAGGTCTTCCGCAGTGAGGGCATGCGCCGCCCAGCTTCATCTCCCCTTTCGGGTACGCGCACCGGCCAATCTCGACAGCCATCACTCGCTGATCCTGCACTGTCAGGTCCAGTATCTGTTTCCGGTTTGGCTTGCCACTATCTCCTAACGACACAATGCAATGTATCCAGTAGTCCGGCAGGACTTCCTGTATCCTGTGGAGGTTGGTGGAAAGGAGCTGTTCAGCGTTTCCGTCCGGCTTCCTGGTCGTCAGTTCCATGCCGGATACAGGAAGCAGTCTGTGGCGGGTGGCTATGCTCATTCGTTAGGCCCCCCGAAAGGCGCGACCCTGTTGGCGTCGCCGGTTAGCGCTGGCGCAAGGTCGTTAAAAATAAAGCTCGCAGCTTTCTTCTGGCTTGTGCGCATGATTATCTCTCCACCATGTCGAAGTTGTCGCACATAAGTTCGAGCTTAATGGTCATGTTGTCCGAGTCCTTGGTCGAGTCGAGTTCGGAAAGCTCGAATTTTGATATCTGGGCTGCTTCATGCTCATATTCTATGGACGGCTCATCGTTGGGCCCGAGGTGCGTGACCGACATATCGAATGCCGCCTCTTTCTTGTTGCGTGTCAGACACGCCTTGTGCTTCTTCCATAGGAAGGTGCGCTGATCGCCCGCGGCCGGCACGATCACAGTCATCGAGAACTCGTATCCCTTATGATCTCCGACATGTTTGACGGGTATGGTCTGCCCGCCGGAACGTAGGTCGCGCTTGCCGACCTCGCTCACCGGCGGCTTGTAGTTTATGATAACATACGGATCGAGCCCTGTGATATTGGCCCGGAACTTCGATACCGGTAGTGGATTCTCGACTGTTGTCGCTGCGCTAATTGCCATTCTGTGTCGCTCCTGTTATCGTTGGGCGGCATGCGCCACCGTTTCGCTGTTCTCGCAATACTCCGGCGCGGAGGCCGGATCTACTAAACATTCACGTAATTCGGCAACTGCAGACTCGTGGCGTATGTGGCCCATGGATCGCCGATCCGCATCGTCCCAAATTGTGCTATCGCATAACCGATCTGGACGTAGGGCTTGATGAGGATGCGACAGAAATACTCGCCGCGATCCATCGTCCAGGCCGTATTTATGGAAGCGCCCTTGAGGTCTCCGTCCGCCATAAAAGCCTGGTCGTCGAAGATCATCATGACACCAGCGAATTTGTCTTTCGCCAGGTCCTCGCGAAACATCGGTCCCAGTTCACGCTTCAGCTCGCCCCATATCGCGGGTTTGTCCGGATCGTGGAGATAGCGTTGCAAAATTGGGTAGGTGCGTAACTCGTAAGCCTTGAGCTGCCATACCCACGCCCAGTCCTGCAGCTTGGACGGGTTCCGCTGGAGGGTGTAACCGCCCCACAGATATGCGCCCTCATTGCCCCAGTTACGGTCGGAAGATCTGAGTATGACGCCGGCGTTGATGCCGTGTATGGCGAGCAAATCCCATTGCGCGGTGTCCTCATCGAGGTTGTCCTCGATGTCCAGCACGCCGGGCATCTCACCACGCTTGACTCCCATCGGCGCCCACCCGGGGCCATATACCTCTTCCGTCTTTGTAATGTCCGCGAATAGATGCGATAGACAGCCCACGGTAACTCGCCCGTTATTGCGCTGATCATATATCTGGACTTCCTTCGTCCAACCGGAAGCGCTAGGGGAGTTGATTGCCGCATGGGTGTAAGGCGGGTTGCCGAGCCGGACATCGACAGTCTCTTCGGCGGTCATGCCCGAAGGGAACTGCAGGTGATAGAATTTTGCTATCCGGGATTCCGCCCAGATGATGGCTTGTTCGTGGACAACGTGGCTCGTCGTGCCGAAGCAACCGAAGTGGATAATCGGGATGCGAACCTTGTCAATAGCATAGAAGCCTGTCTTGCTGGTGGGGTGCCCTATCCAGTCCGAGTCTTCGAGTACCGTGTCTCCGTCAGCCCCGCCGCTCAGCGGCATGCCCTGATCATTCAGCGCCGGCCAGTCGTATGGAGCGGCGTTCGGCGCTTCCACGTCGCTGATAAATACGCCCTCGTCGTGAGCGTTAATGTAGTTCTTCCAGTAATATGGATCGTTCGGATCCCTACTGAGATTGGCAAAATAAACCTCGCGTTCTCCAGGGGTGATCCTGCGGTAGTTCATGCGTTCGCCGGCGTTAAGCGGATGATCGTAAAAGTATATCTTAGTGTTGTTGCCGTAAGCTCCCGGGCCGGTATGCTCTATCTTCCACGCGTAGACCACTTCTCCGGATACACCGGCGTGTTCGTCGGTATTGAAGCCGAAGACAGTCAGACATGTGCTGTCCGACGTTACCTGGACGGTCGAGTCTGTGCCTGTAGTCCCGGACGTGACTGTAAGTCTCCCCTGAGCGGCGGAGGTTGTCCCGTCTGTGAGCGCTGTCATCTGCGCCGCTACTTGGGCGGAGGTCAGACTGAATGCGCCGGAAGAATCAAGTATCTCTTCGGCCACAAACTCGAATGTCTGGTCGGCCCCGCCGTCTATGGCCAGCACTAGCGTCGTAGTGCCGGGCACATGATTATAGGCGCCTTCGGTAAGCCCGAGCGTAGAATACGCGTCGTTAGCTACCGACAGTATTTCTATGTCATCATTGGGGTTGGCCGCCTCAATATAGAGCTTCCCTGCGGCGGATACGCTCGCGTTGACTCCAGAGGTCTGTCCGTTCACTGCGTCACATGTATCCGCCGCCTCGGTCGTCCCTGCTGCAAACGTGACGGTCTGCTCTGATCCCCAGGAACTGTTGTGCCGAACCCTGAGCTTGAGCTTGTCATTGGTGTCCAGAGCGAAGATGAATGGCCCTACTTCCGATCCAGTAAATTTCCCCGGCACGGCCGATGTGAACTGGAACGGCCCCGCGTTGCTCGCGACATACCCGGCTGTAGGCACACCACCTCTATCCGGGATGAGAGAGGACGCCGGCAACACTGTCAGCGAAGATGCGTCCGAAATGTCGGTATAGTGGGCCACCCTGATATAGATCAGGTTGCATCCGTTCTTTATGGCGTTGAGCGCCTCTGCCGGTCCGGTAAAGGCATCGCTGGTGTCACCCATCGTTTCGATGAATTTCGCCTCATCGTATTTTCCGAACATGTATGGCACGCCAACACGGCCTCTATTGGCTTGACCTAGCGCAACTACCCATCCGACGTCGGTGGTTTGCGGCCTGCCGGATAAATCGTAATTCTCTACTACTGCTCTTTTTCTACCGGTATAACCCATTATTCACCTCTCGTCGGTTCCAGGCGTATCTTGCCCTCTTTTTCCATACGGCGAAGGGGCGGAGTCGCCCATTTATTCAGGAACGGTCTGCTGATATGAGATGCGTCCGATGAATATGGCCCTGGGGCCATACTTATCGTTGTGCCGTCTGCCAGTGGCAGCCCAATGAGCGCCCTGCTCGTGAGATTGACCGCCTTGCGGTAGTCCATTGGCCCCTCTGTGGCCGGGGCCGTCGGCTCAGGCGCCGCTGCCGGCTCCTCGTCTATCCTTTTCTTGGCCATCAGGGGCCTCCTCTGTTTTGGCGCCAGGAGCGCCGGAGTTGGGAGATGGCAGTTGGAAGTTGGGGAAGAGTTCGCCTATCTCCCAACTCCCATCTCCTACATGTCTTGCATGTCCATATCGATCGTCTTAATGCCCGGCACTGTCCAGCTCGTTGACCGCTGGATCCAGACGTTGCTCACCCTGTATCTGTAGGCGCTGCGGAACAGCGGCGCCTCGATCTCGTCCAGGTTCATCGGCTTGTCCGCCTCGTCCATTAGTATCCCGCATTCCCCAATCCGGAATGAGTAAGGCATCGGCAACACTTCCGAGAGCCCCACGTAAAGAGCGTAGTAGTCTGCCAGAACAGTCGCAACCACATCGATCTGGTAGTGGAGGATGTGCGGCGTCCGGAGCCGCCGGAACGTCCAGTAGTCTGGCCCGGTAATTGACACCGGCTGCCCGTCTGTATCGTATGCGCCGGGGTAGACCACGGTCGCCTGTTCCTCGGACGGAGTAGCCTCCTCCAGATAGGGCTTGGCTCTTGCTATATCGACCTGTGGCGGCAGGAAGTGACTGACTACATAACATCGCGTGTCCATCTTGCCCTTGGGGCGGGCAGCCCCGGGGGCGTAAACGGTGACAGACTTGCCGCCCTTCTTTACCAGCTTGAGCCTATCGACTATGTGTTGATCCACACTCGCCAGCATGTTGCCTATCCTGTCATCCCCGGCTTGGTCGGGGATCCATGTGTCATCCTCAACTCGATTGAGGATCCATTTTTTGGATTCCCTCTTTCGAGGGAATGACATCCTCCGGCGCAGAGGCCGGAGCTACTTTCTGAATGTCTCTTCAACCGCCTTCTGGTAGTTGGCGACTATCTCGCGTTCGCTTCTCACCACTACCGGCGCTATGAACGGCCTTGCCGGTATGGACCCGTCCAGGGCGCCGTATTCGTGAACGGCTGCAAGGCTGGACAGCTTGGTCCCGTCCTTGCTTTCCGCATTGCGATATACACCAACAAATCCCTCGCCCCATGAGCGCTTTTCAAACTTGACCGCGTTCATAAGGGTGGAGGTCATGACGAGCGTCGTTACGCTATACCCGTATTTGGCCTTCCATTCCCTGAACGCTGCGGATGTCGCTGGGCTGACCTGGTTTGCCTGGATGCGCTCCACGATGCGCCCTTCGAGCAGCCGTCCATTTCGGTTGGTAGCCGCCTCGACGTTTTTCTGGAACTTTGCTCCCGCCTCGGCGAGCATCTTGGCAAAGCCATCCCAGTCTCCCGTTTTTTCTATATCGGCCATGCCAACCCCTACTCGAAGGTGAATCCGCCCGTTACAGTATCTGTCTGGATTAACTCGATGGCCTTCCTGACAGAGACAACGATAATATTGTGTATCCCGGCTATAGGAACGAGCGCCGTCTGTATTGGCGCTTCTTCAATAAAATCCCATCGCTCACCGTCAATCAGCCAGTAGTCGATGTCATGGATATCAACTAACTGGGAATCCAGATAGGAGGACAGGAAGGTCAACTGTCGAGAGTCGTGGAGCATCGCGCCGGCGTTGTCGATTTCCAGACCCTTGGAGAACTTGTTCCCCGTGTCGTAGTCGTAGGCTATCGTCAGAAGCTGTTTCTGAATCAACCGACACGACACAGAATCGATAGCGCCATTGAATCCGGTAGCAGGAACAAACGACAACCCGTCGTCTGCGCTAGACGCTGTAATCGTCTGGGAATATGCCCCGGACACTGATATGGCGGTTCCGTTTACTCCCCCGATCCTGGGTGTAACTGATCCCGAGGAAACGCCCGAGATCGAGAAAGTGATTTCATATACTCCCCCGGATGCTACAGGCACACTGGATTGCTCCAGAGCCATTGTGTTGCCCTGTGTGTGAATGACATTCGTGTTTGTGTTCGAATATGTCCAGCCGGTCGTTGTCCACCCTGTCATCCCAGAATCGAAAGAACCGTTGGCGACCAGATCCGCAGGCGCCATTACCGCAACGATGACGTCACCTGCCAGCAAGCCCCACGATTTGGCTAATGCCGACCTGATTCTGTCTGTCTGGCTCTGAGTAATCATTCTATATGGCTCTATATCCCGCGCCGGTTGTTCTGCGATAACCTGTATCTATCGCATCATCTGGGGCCGCTTCTCTCGCGGCTGCCTTGGCCTGTTGTTCCAGTTCGTTTTGCAGCGCCTCGAGGAATCTGCAGGCGTCCTGAAACACTGCTTTTGCCGGGCCAGCCTCTGCGGTCTGTACCTCTTGGGAGAACTTCAGCAAGAGTCTCGGTATCAGCGCTTTGGTGGACAAGATAGCGATGTAGACTGCACGCTGATCAGTAACTGCCGATACAGCCCAGCCTTGCAGCGCTATCTGTGCGTCCACCTGCCGCGGGATGGCGGCTTCGATTGTCGGATCCAACAATAGCACGGGCTCGAGTTGGTCGGTGACAAGCTGAATTGCGCTAACTGCCACTCTCTAAGCCTTCTTTCCCCGTCGGGAGGACGCTGCCTTGACAGGTTTCTTCCCGGGAGCTTGTCTGTTTGGCAGTCCCGGCAGGTTGCCTAACCCCACCCTATCTAGAACAGCTGAGTCAGGGGTTGGCGAAACCACCGGGACCTGAACAGTCTCCGCGGCGGCGGTAACAAACATGTCCTGGTCCCTCGCAATAGGAGGGTCAACTACGATTAGTCCGCCCATACGGAGACGTTCTGCGGTTAGGGAGCCAGCAGGGACATCCTCTGGGAGTTCCTTGACCTCGTCCAGTTTGATCCCCCATCCAATTCGGGAATCCCAAACCTGGCCCTCTTGATTTTTTAGCCTGACCCATGTGGACACAATTGGCCTCCGTTACGACCTATATCCGCCAACGACAAACCAGCTCGGGAACCCATAGCCTGAGTAGGCTTTTGTCTCATCCATGACAACGGCAGCCTTGTCGCCAATACGCTCAAAGGCGGTGGAATAGCCAATAGTCACGCCCTTGGTCCAATCCTCTGGTCTCGCGGACTCTTTAACCGTCATTGGAATAAACACCCGCTGACGTAGAGCATGATTGGTGTCTACCAGCATGACCTGATTGTCTGGCACCTCGGAGGACACGTAGCGCTCCATCGTGGCTGGTTCCGGTCTGTTGACTATTGTTACCTGTGGTGTGCCCACCTGGCGTTCTTTGAACTCGTCGATGGCAGAGATCTTGTTGCCCATTGCCTCCCCGGACACCATCACGAACCAGTCCTCGCCAATCAGATTGCCTCTGTTCCAGCATGTAGTGAAATCAACGTAGTCGATGCCTGTGCTGGTGCTTGACACTCCGATTACCGGCGCTGCATTCGCGCCCGTTGAGAGGTCGCCAAGAACCAATGTATCAACAGCGGCGACATTCTCCATGTGCTGGAAAATACGACCAACCTCTGCGAGCCAATTACTGATAACCGGGAGAGGATTTGCCCGGAGATATTCCTCGGACAGACGAAGGGTCAAGCCCTTTTTCTTCCAGGCGATTGTCTCTTCGCCCTGGCTAATGGTCGCCTCGGGGAAGGTTTCACCTTCGGCGGTGGGGATCGGCGTCCCATTGAAACGGAACCATGTTCTGCGGATCGCTTCCTGTTGCGCAGTCACGCCAGCAGCGAACACGAGCCTCGTCCACATGGCAGGCAGTCCGTCACGGCGCTCCATGTAACCACGCAGGACGATATCCTCAATGACCGGGCCGAAGAGATATCTGAAATCGTCATCTCTGGTCGCCAGGTTGTTGATGTAGAGATTATAAGGATCCACGCCCATATCCATGAACAGGTCTTCGAGGTCGATGGGGTTACCTGAGTTGTTCTTGATTACCTCCCCCCCATCGGGCCTGGTCGCCATGAACGAAGAGAAGGTGGTCTGTATGCCGGGGCCCTGCGCGGGCCTGGTATAGTTCCAGAAGGGCTTTATCAGCCGCTCTTTGAGGCTATTCTTCAAACCTAGATTGTCAGCCATCGTTGTTGCTCCTTTTAGTATTCCAGTGTCTCTACCGCAGCGGCGGCGGCGCCACCGACAACGACGAGGCCAGCTATCAGGCTAGCGTCATGAGACGGGCCAGCGCATCTGGTAACGGCAGCGGTCAGACCAAGTAGAGTGTAAGCGTCGTTGCTCACGGCCTCGATCTCCAGAGGTTTCCCTATCTCATCTCCGGTAAGGACAAAATGTCCGTCCGCATCAACCGAACATGTAAAGCCGACGGCTGTGGCGTTAACCTCGGTGGCTACCGTAGCCATTGTCACCCCAACCCCGGCTGTGATTGTGAATGTTTGAGAGCCTTCGTTGTTGTAATTAATCTTGACCTTATCAGAGGTGTTCAGCACATAGGTTTTTGCGCCAGTAGTCGATCCCGTTACGACAGCGACAGATCCTGGTGAATATTGATATACCTTGCTGTCTACGCCGAATACGAAAGGGCCTGCTGTTACGGTTTCTCCGGCTATTCTGGTAATCAGATTACGCTGAAACTTTGTAGCGACAGTACATTCGCTCAGCGCGGAACGCACCCCGATAACCTCGCCAACACATTTATGCCGTCCGGCGAGCGTCAACGCCTGGACGTGACGGGACCCGGTGAGTTCGACCATATCCCCGATAGCCGGCTCAGTGTCGTAATCGAATGCGATCTTGAGCCCCTCGGGTATTCTCCGATTTGCGGCTGTAGCCATTATTTCTTACCTCCCTGCCATCTGTTAAAGCTGGCGGCTATTCGTCTTTGTTCGGCGGTTATATCCGCCACGCCCACATGGGGCGGCAATCCCTCGTCAACGGATGAATGGAGGTCCGGCTTCGGGAATTTGTCCAGTTTCTCTTTGGAGTATTCGGCGATCCATGCCCTCAGCGCTTCGGGGTCTTCCGTGGCCTCGATCACACCTCTTACGGTTTTCTCGGCCAGTGTCATATCTGGCTTGGTTGCTGGATCGGTTTTTGCCCCGTCAAACGCAACGAGCGCCTGATTGCGAAGGTCCGCAAGATAGGCTTCGCCGTACCTCGCTAACGGCACCTTGTCAATCAACGCATTGAGCGTTTCCATTGTTGTGGCGTTAGGTTTGTCGGGCAACGCAGCCTGCTTGGCTCGCGCCAGTCTCGCGTCGACCTCAAAACACCTGGTCAACGCCTCTGTCCCTGCGTCTAGTCTGTGTCGTAGTCTCACCAGCAGATCGTCGGGTATCTCTGAGCCCTCAGAGAGGATCGCATCGAATCCGAGATCCTTGCAGAGTGAGTTTAGGATCTCTATGGCTTTTATCTCCAATTCGATCCCTCCTCTAGGGTTAGGATTGACGGCCGCCTCTGCGGCGTCTAATGAAGCTGCATTCGTCATCGGTCGCGGCCCGCTATTAGGATCAGCTCCCGCCCAGACCAGCGCGTGATGCACCACGTCTATACACTTGACGGGTAGCCACGCGACCTGTTTTCCATCGACTATCGCCCCTTCTGCAGCCAAAGAGACAAATGTGTCGAAATCCATGTCGGGGTGTGACAGCTCTTTTTCCATGATCACTCCAATAGAAGTCGCGGTGATCTCGCCGGTCTCCAGGCCGATTGCGGCCTTGGGGTCGTAGTTACGATTAACTCTGGCCCACCCATTGACGCCAGGGAGGATGTCGGTGCTGTCCTCCCAATATGGATCGGAAATCCTTCCGGCGATGTCGCGTGAATCGTATGAGTGATTCCACATCAACGGGACGGGTCTTGGCGACGTAGCCATGACGCCAGGGATCTCCCTGACGGCCTGACCTCCATTATGTCCATATTTAACGAGCTGCGGCCCCAGCCAACCAACGGTCGGATATGCGTCATGGGCGGTGATTAATCGCATGTGGACGCTGACTACATCTGGATCCCCCGGCTCAGCCGGCTGGCTAGGAGTATTTCCAGTCTCGGCTGCAGTGTTACTGATGCCCCTGGGAGCTGGCGCCGCCGGCTGAGCCGGTCGCCTTACACAGTCAATTCGGCTCTCCATCGTGTAGATCTTTCGACCATTCTCTATTCTGTATTTTGGTTCTTTCATTGGCCCCTCACACCACTGCGACCAGGCGATGTCTGCACAAACAGTGGAATGGTGGCGTCACCATCCCTCCCCGTTGCACTTCTGCGTCAGTAGAAGTCGTCAGTTGCTCGAATCCGTCCTTTTTCCCGTAGCGGGCGGTCAGGAACGGACTGAACCGTGATATGTCCTCATCGCCGGTATCTATAATGTTCTCTATTCTGTGCTTCTCTGTGGAAACCTGAAATGTCCTGCCCACCATGTTCCTGCAGTATCGGCAGGTGATATTGTCCATCGGGCCGGCGATCCTGAATTCCTTGAACCCTTCTTCGGACAGGCCATATATTGCGGACCAGTTCCTCGCCCGTTGCACCGATGTATCGACTATTATCCTGGCTGAATGTTGCGTGAGCCGGCCCGATATGTCGCCGAAGTTGTCTATGAACTTGTCTAACTGTTCTGTCGTGCGACCTATCCCAAGCCCTCGTTCCAGGTATTGATTCTGGATCCAGCTCTGTATTTGCTTGGATCGCTGCGGTGAATTCGAGACGAAGCGGCTGATATACATCTTGTCAACCTTCTCGCTCATGTAGTCGATAGCCCTGCTGTCCGGAGCGTCAAAGCGGGAGCCGATCCCTATACGTCTGGAGGGCCCATATATCGCAGGGTCCGATTTTCCCGCCTTCCATATTATCTCGAGGTGTCCTTCGGCTGACCTCGCGACCCTGGAGCCGCTTATGGCGGCCTCGGTGGCTTCCCTGTATAGCCGGAAGCATTCCTCGACGAACTGCTCCACAAATGGGATCTCGTGTCTCATGGCCCATTCATAGACAGCCCGGACACCAACAGCGCCTGCGTCCCCCAGGATGTCCTGGATCTCAGACAGATATTGTCTCGCGGCTGCCCTGGCGTCATCCGGGGATCCCTGTCCGATTGGCCACATAAATATCGGAAGATCTCCAATGTCATATTCTGGGCCGTCATACGAATGGGAGTCGGCAGTCAGCGTCCGTCTCCCGACGGGATGTATTGATCTCTTGAAGTCATTTAGACTGTAGGCGCCATGGTTGAATGACGCGATGAATTTGCCGGCATTCGCGGTCGAGTCCTCGTATCCAAGGAGCCTTCTGGCTTTGTCATCGCTGATTAATTGCCTGTCCCATGCGCCGTAAACCTTGTCGGCGATCATCCGCTCGGCTTCAGCGTCACGGAACCCATCCAGGGACCGCATTGGCTTGAACGCGACCTTGACACCGCAATCCCCGAACCCCTGCAGGTCTAGGTTCAGACGGTGCCCGTGTTCTAATGAACGCTTGGCCCCCTGCTGGATATTCTTTATCTCTACGCAGAGCTCCTCATATGCGACCTTTGACCATGTCTCGGATCGACTGAACGAGCGCCCGAACATGACTGGATCACGGCCGAGCCCTGCAAAAAGGTCCTCATCTATTAGCTGTGCTATCTGCTTGGCCCCGGCGGCCCCAGCGTTTGTGTTATTGAATGTGGAAGACAGGTCGTCATAACTGAGGACGACCCCGGAGGTTAGATTGTCTTTCACCACCGCGCTCAGTTCCGTAAGTTGCGCTGAGCATTTAGCCTTATATTCACTCTCGGATTCGCCCATGTTCTCAGGGCGTTCCGCCACGATCGAAAGGAATCCCATGGCGCTGAGTTTATTGAACCATTGCTCGACATGCTCCATGACTTTCTTGTGATTGGCTAGTCTCTGGAGAGCTGCCAGGACGGGGGGAATGGGGTAGGGGTTTTCGTCTTCGAAGTAGATAGCGTGGAATGACGTCTGCAACGGATTGAGAGCCACGAACAGACCATCCTGGAGCTGCCCCAACTCTACGGATCCGTCGGGTCGGCGCCTGAACCTGATCGTCCGGACCGGTGGCAGATACGCTCGTTCAACTCTGGAGACCTTGAGATCTGGGGCCCATTCACAGCAGATGCCCCCAGACCTTGCAGCTTGGGATAACATTCCGTTTATTAGCCCATCCGCCCCGCTGGCGCGCGGGAAACATCTCGCTGCGAGGTCGTTGCACACTGAGAGAGCGTCTCTGGCTCTGGACTCGCTCGCAGTGACTATCTCCAGATTATGACCCGGGTTCCCTAGCGCTATTGTCGATAGGAGGTGTTTTCTGCAGTTGGGCTCGAACTTGTATAGTCCATCTATGAATGGCATCCACTCGAACGGGTATTTGGCCGCCATCCAGACCATGCCGGTGGCATAGCCCTGGAATGAATCCTGCCACGTATCAGTATCGTCAGTGGATATCCTGGCGACCATGCCTGGGGCTGTCCCCTTCTTGGGCGCGGCATTCCATATCCGTGAGAGCCAACTCATGCGTTGCCCCCCCATCGGATAAATGCTGGCATTGTCCCCGTTACAGGAGGTCGGACTCCCAACTCGAATGCGGCTATCCGTGCGGTATTGAGAGCCATGCCCTGGTGGTTCGGCACATTGCGGAGATATACCCGTTTAGGGGTGGCTCCGGTCAATGGCGCTTCCAGTTTGCTCTTGAGGTTCCTCAGGTGCTGCCTGTATCGCTCATACATTGAGAGATCGCGACCCGTCAGTCTACATTTATCAGGGAGCATCAACCTCCCCGATTCTATGAAATCGACAGTGGCGTCCAGCGACTGTGTACGCTCAGCCGTGATCCATCTGACAGGCGTCTTGCCCTCATACATTGAGGTCTTGTCCTGGAGACTGTCACCCGTAAAGTCCTGGATGAAAGCCCGTCTCTTGTATTTGGCCGCAAATTTCTTGGCGTTGTGTCTGTTCGGGTTGCCGTCTACTCCGGCCATCACTATGCTGTACCGATCCATAAGCATATCGAGGCGGTCCCATTCCTGGGTGTTCTCGCAGTAGACCAACTGGAGTTTGTCGCCGTGTTTGCAGTAGATACCTATGTCCAGCATATCGCCCTGATCCACTCCCATGAAGTATCCATTGCCGGTATAGTTCCAGCCCTGCCCCGGAGTCTCCATCTGGTCAAGCAGTTCCTCGGTTATGCGCGCGCCTTCACCATCAAATGGCATTCCCCTAAACGCGATAGTGAAACGGGATGTCCGCGTCTGGGAGCCTTGAGATCTCTTGTATTCGTCCATGAGATAGGTGGCGGCATTGGCGAAGTCAGGCGGGCAGCCCTCTTGCAGTAGGCGCGAGACATGGTAACCGTGACGAAATTCGTCAGGGACTTTTGGCACCCATTCCCCGTGGACGATCCTCAGTTCGTTCCCGCAGCTGCGGCAACCGAGGTAGTATTTCGCCCCTTGTGGGAATGATTTCTTGCTGGCCTGAGGAACCGGGAGAAAGTTCTTGGGGAAGTCTTCATCAATCGACGCCCACTCTCCACACGACCGGCACTTAATCAGGTAGTATCTCTGATCAGTTTCCTTAAATAGTTTGTCGATTCCTGTGTCTGAGAAGGAGGGCACTGACAGATAGACTTTGGTCTGCCACTCTGACGCCAAAACCCTGTCCTCGCCGAACGCTATCAGTTCGGGTTGGATCTCGTCCACCTCGTCGAATATGAGACCGTCCGCAGGGACTGATTTTGCGTGACGCCGGGTCCACAGCCCACGGAAGTATATTAGCCCACCATTGGGCCCGATTTTCTTCAGGCCTGAGTTGTCAATTGATCCGATCCTGCTGGAGAGATGGTCTGAGGCGGCAATCACCCCCTGGACGCGATCCTGGACGAAATCGTCCATCTCTGCGTCTGTGGGGAGAAAATAGATCCACCTCATCCCATGTTCATCTGCTCCGTGGAATGCTTTGGCGAGCGCCCAAGATGACATCGCAACCTGGGAGCCTTTCCTGAACACGTACGTGGTAGCTTCGTCGGCGTAGACCTGTTTCGCATAAGGTATTTTGTCTAGTCGGAATACATTGCCATCTATTGTGTACCGGATGTCCTTGCACCATTTCGCAAGCGATCGTTTTTTCTTTACCGGGAAGAAATACGGGTGATTTTGCGGCAGTAGGCTCGCCAGGCCGTGAGTGACTGGTGGCATTATTCATCGCCCTCATCAACCAACTGCCTGGCTTGCGAGCGATGAAGACGCGAACTGATCTGCGCCTGCATCGCGAATGAGTCCTCATTTCCTCCATGTTTTTCGAGCACCCTGACTAGTTCATCCATTAGCTCAGGGTGTTTCGTCTCCAGGAGGCCTCGGATCTCGGATTTCACGTAGTCTACGGCCTCTTTGAGCATGGTGTTTTTCTGGTATTCCCAGCGTTCCACTTCAACGGCGGTCCTCCCGAGCGAGGACAGGGCGTTGGAGAGTTTGACGATATCGTTTATATTTTCTGGTCGGATATTATTGATGACCGCCGTCATGTTCTTGTTGAGCATGGACTCGATCATGTTGTACGCGTTCAGTAGAGCCGGCTGCGTTTCGGCATAGATGTCTCTATCGACGGAGACAGGCCTCTCCATAGGCAGCACGCGGAGAACAGGTCTCTGTTTGTCGATAGCCTTTACCGGCAAGCGCGCCCCCTAGAAAAAAATGAAGACGCCCGCCCGTTTCCCTGAGAAGTAAGCAGGGAAAAGCCTTTTCTGCTGGACCAGTCTGCTCTGTTAGGGGGAGCACATGATGAGTTATGCACAGCGACAGCGTTGAGCGGGGAGGAAACCGCCGTCAGGGCGGGCGTCTTCTTGTGAAGGAGAAAAGCCGTCAAGCCTTGGGAATTTATCGGTAAATTACGGTTTCGAGCCGTTCCGATAAATTTGGGGCCGCTGTTACACCAAACTCACCTAAATGTCAAGCTATTTAGCGATAAGCACAACCACCCCTTGGGCAACGGGGGCATTGTCAGACCGCCTTGTCTAAGTCAGTTCTGGTTGCACTTCTGGTTGCACTCTTCGAAATGCCACATGATGTAAATATGCGGTATTGTTGAGGGCGAATTCTGTGTAAAAAGTGCAACCATACCTGTCTCAGAACTAAATAAAGACCAGCAACTTGCTGATCTTTAATGTTTTTCTTTGGTACCCCCGGCAGGAATCGAACCTGCGACCTGCGGATTAGGAATCTTGAAGCAATGAATTTAGTTACAATATGTTAGAGCGAGTTGGTTGCACTTTTGGTTGCACTATGGGTGAGGGTTCCGAATTGCGGCTACTCGGTCATGATATGTTGCTATGTTTCCGGGAATTGGCTTCTCCCATTTTGATAGCCCGTTCTGTGCGGAGGCGGGCGAGATATTCCGACCCGTCTCCGATTTCGTTCACGTCCCCGACATAATATGTAGCCGGAGATAAACTCGATGGTTGGTAGGCGCTCATTGCCCCACCCGGAAGCAGGGCGGCGAGCGCCTCACGATATGATGTTGTGACTATCATCACGCCCCCATTATTTTATTGGCGACTGCCGCCGCTAGAGTCCCTTGAACATTCCTTGTCTGATCACGATACACCAGAAGCGTATCAATCTGTGAGTGTCCGCTGAACTGACGGCACTCGGTGAATTCGACGCCATTGTCGTTGGCGAGTTCAATCGCCGTGGTTATCGCTGTATGCCTCAGCCCGTGAGGATTGCAGCCGACTTTAGCCTGAGTGATGCGCCCGATTGAGCGAGTGGTTAAGCGTCCTGAGCCTTTGCCAGCCCGATCGAACGACGTGAACAGGGGGCCGACGTTGTAACCTCTGAATGATAGCCAGGTTTGAATAGCTTTTGCAGTCTGTTCGGGCACTGACATCTGAACTGTCTGCAAGTGCCCTTTCCTGCGAACGGATATTTTTGAGCCGGCAAAGTCTGCCAGGTCAAGAGCCGCCACTTCGGCAACCCTTAGGCCCAATGTTGACATTAGGATGATCATCGCATTGTCACGAGCCGACTGAGCATTGGCCGGCTCGGATATGGCCGACTGGATTCTCTCGACGCCTGGGCCAGATGTGTTTCTGATCTTGATGGCCTTGAGATTTTTGATTTCAAGAGCCCAATCAATCAGGCTCAGTTCCCTGGCTACTCTCAGCAATCCTCTAATTGTTGCCAGCCGACGGTTGATTGTGTTAGGGCTCAATCCCGCTGATACCATCAGATTTTTCACCTTCCCAACTGTGACGAACGCCGCTTCACGGCTTGAAAGCAGCAGTTCGACAATTCCGTTGAGGCTTTTACCGATTAGATGACCCAGATTTACTAG